AATGATATAACATCAACAAATGAAAAAACTGATACAGTACGCCAAGGCGAAGGCCAAACAACCATTGAAGCCCTCAAAACAAAAAGTCTCCAAGGAGAAAATGTCGATCAAGGATCTTCAAGTGATTCGAGAGAGAATGTATTAAAAACCGAAGAAGGTTTTGAAGTAGCCAATAAAGCTTTAGGAATAGATTTTTTTACAAAAGTTTTAACAAAAGAAATTGCTCCTCCTAAAAAAAAGTATGAACCAATCTTAGATGTTTCTGATATTGGAAACACTTTTGATGTCTTTCAAGAAAAACGAACAGGTGATTTTGAAAATCATATCTTTACAAGTATACCCACGTTTCAAGAAGCGCAGATAGCGACTGCTGATGCGTTGATTAAGACTCTCCCTAAAAACGGAAGTATCTTAGATCTGGGAGGAACGGAAGGTGGATTTATTAATACGATCGCAGAACAACGACCTGACGTTTCAGGATTTATTGTTGATCCGAATGTGGTTGCTCAGAAAATGTTTAACGAACAACAAATGCCTAACGCTTACTATATTCGTGAAGCGTTCACCACGGATAGTTCTCAATTTGGAAAATATGCTTTTGACGTGGAGGATGAAAACGAAATTCCTATCGAAACTAATTATTTTGATTTTAATATTGTTGATGATAATTCTCTAGACGCTGTCACCGAAAAGATGACCTTTCAGTTTATTGACAAAGGAAGAAACAATAAAATCAAATTGATTAGTGAAAAGTTAAAACCTGAAGGTATTGCTTTGTTTGAAGAAAAGTTTTTTACATCAAAAGATGATCCTGTTTGGCAAGCTAATGAAGCCAAGAAAAATGAATTTAAACTTAATTATTACGATCAAAAAGATTTAACAGAAAAGCAAAAAAATATTTTAGAGGGAATGGATAAGCATCAAGTCACTTCTCCTGAGTTTGAAGAGATACTATCTAAGTATTTTAATAACGTGGTTCAGTATTGGGACTCAGGTAATTTCAAAGGATATGTGGCCTCAGATAGTGCAGACACTATAACCAAGTTTTTAAATAATTTAGAAAATCTAAATAGTGAATATTCTAATGTTTCTACTCCTAGATTTGTTACAGACAAAATAGTAGAAAAGAGAAGAGGAGGATCGATTTCTCTTCCTCAAATGAACATGTTGTAAAAGACTGATTAGGTGGTATAAATAAAAAATGGCAGATAATAACGATAAAGGACTGTATCAAAAAAGCACTCCGAATCTTGAAATTATTAAATCTGAAACAGAAGTAGAGATAGACGGTAAACCTATTCCTACTCCTAATGGTTTAGAAATTGAAATGGACGAAGATGGAGGAGCGACTCTTGATTTTGATCCGATGGGTGATTTACCTGAAGAAGTAGAATTTTATTCTAACTTATCTGAGGTAATGGATGAAACAGAGCTCGATAGACTTAGTGATGAATTACTTTCTGAATTAGAAAACGATCGCTCTTCTCGAAAAGACTGGGAAGATTCTTATATCAAAGGTTTAGATTTATTAGGAACTAAGTATGAACAGAGAACAAGACCTTTCCAAGGAGCGAGTGGTGTCACTCATCCTTTGTTAGCTGAAAGTGCTACACAGTTTCAAGCAACAGCTTATAAAGAATTATTACCTTCAGGTGGTCCTGTAAGAACAGCGATCATGGGAGAAGAAACTCCTGAAAAATATTCTCAAGCACAACGTGTTCAAGAGTTTATGAATTATCAACTCATGAATAAAATGGAAGATTACACACCTGAGTTTGATCAGATGTTATTTTATTTACCTCTCGCAGGTTCTACATTTAAAAAAGTTTACTACGATGAGTTAATGGATCGAGCTGTATCAAAGTTTGTTCCAGCAGAAGACTTAGTTGTTAACTACATGGCTAGTGATTTAGATTCTTGTGAAAGAATAACTCACATCATTAACATGAGTTATAATGATTTTAGAAAAAAACAAGTTTCAGGTTTTTACAAAGACGTAGAAATTATGCCTTCTGAGTCAAGTCCTTCAGAAGTTAAAAAGAAATATGATGAAATGGAAGGTATTAAGCCTTCTTACATGGATAAGTCAATTAAGCTTTATGAGTTTCATGTATCTTTAGATTTAGAAGGATTTGAAGATAAAGGCATGGATGGTGAGCCCACAGGAATAAAAATTCCTTACATTGTGACTATTGAAGATAGCTCAAGCAAGATTGTAGGCATTAGAAGAAACTACGATAAAGGTGACGAGAAAAAATTAAAGAAAAGATATTTTGTTCATTATAAGTTTTTACCAGGTCTAGGTTTTTACGGACTAGGTTTAATACATTTGATAGGAGCTCTATCTAGAGCAGCAACGCAAATGTTACGACAGTTAATAGACGCAGGTACATTGGCAAATTTACCAGCAGGATTTAAGTCAAGAGGACTTAAAATTAGAGATGATGCAGAGCCAATCCAACCAGGAGAATTTAGAGACATTGATGCACCCAACGGTGATTTAAGAAATGCTCTCTTACCATTACCTTACAAAGAACCCTCTCAAACTTTATATTCTCTTTTAGGATTTGTTGTTCAGTCAGGACAAAGATTTGCTGCCATAACTGATTTACAGGTTGGCGATGCTAATCAAAATGCTCCAGTAGGAACAACAATGGCATTATTAGAGAGGGGCTCAAAAGTTATGTCAGGCATTCATAAGCGATGCCATTATTCTCAGAAAAAAGAATTCAAACTTTTGTTTGATGTCTTTGCAGATTATCTACCTGAAACTTATCCATATTCTGTTCAAGGTGCAGATAGAACTATTAAGGCTGAAGACTTCAGTGATCGTGTAGATGTTCTCCCTGTTTCTGATCCTAATATATTTTCTACAACACAAAGGGTAACTTTAGCTCAAACTGAATTACAATTAGCGCAAAGCGCTCCTGATATTCATAATATCAAAGAAGCTTATAGAAGAATGTATGAAGCTTTAGGTGTCAAAGACATTGATCAGATTTTAAGAAAAGACACTCCAACTGAACCTAAAGATCCAGCCACGGAGCACTCTGATCTATTAGACGGTAATTTACTAAAAGCTTATGAGGCACAGGACCACGATGCACACATACAGAACCATTTAATATTTGGAACCAATCAAATGGTCTTGGGTAATCCACCAATGGCAATGAAGTTACAAAAACATGTTTTAGAACACATTTCTCTCAAAGCAAAAGAACAAGCTCAATTCTTAGGAATGCAACAACCTATTGAAGATATGGCTTCTGTTGTGGCTAAGTTAGAAGCTCAGTTTATGGCAGAGATCAAACAACTATCAGCACAGCTTAGTGGTCAAGGTAAACCTGATCCTGTGATACAGCTAAAACAACAAGAGCTAGCACAAGATGCTCGAAAAGATCAAGCAGATGCTCAGATTGATATTGCTAAATTACAATTAGACGCTGAAAAATTAAAACAAAGAGTGGCGACTGATCAAGCTAGGATACAAAAAGATTATGACATCGCAGATAAACGTGCTGAAGTTCAGTACGACAAGATGACTACACAAACTCTTAATCAGGAGAGAAGAGATGCCTCTAACAAAAAAGGGTAGTAAAATAAAAAAATCGATGGAAGAACGATATGGAAAGAAAAAAGGTCAACAGGTTTTTTATGCTTCTGCTAACAAAGGAGTTATTAAGAACGTTGAAAAGAAATCTAGGAAAAAAAAGTAATAAGTACTATACTCCCTATATGGATAAAAAAACTGAAAAAAGAGTTCAAGGAATTATTAATGACACAAGAACTTTTGTTCAAGGACAAGTAGATCAAGGTGTTAATTTAGTTGAATTAGCGCAAGTTATGTTGGCTATGAGTCGTGAAACAATAGTTGATGCTTATGGAGAAGACGTTGCAGACTCTTATATCGCTAATCAAATATCACGGTTGCAAAAGTACCACAATAGTATAACATTTCATTGATGACTAAACGATTGACAAAAACTATTCCTCCTAAAAAAGGACCTAAGTCACAGGGTATGAATATTCCTTATGGAAAAATCGTACCAGTTGGCGCTGTCCCTGAGGATAAGAAGCGTAAACGTGGCTATGGAATAGCATCAAAAGGACTCAAGTTCGAAGGAGTATTCTAATGCAAAAATGGATCAAAGATCTTTGGGAACAACACCCAAAGAAAAAATGGCTCGTAATCGGTGTAGTAATCGGTTGGGTAGTCGCTCAATATATCTAATCAATGTTATCTAAATTATTAGGCGGATCTTTAGTGGACACTGTTGGTAAAGTTATCGATAGCGTCCACACTTCCGAAGAGGAAAAGCTTGCCGCAAGAAACAAGCTCAAAGAACTAGAAAACGAAATCAACTCTAAACAAATGGATATTAACTTAGCTGATGCTAAGTCCACTGCTAGTGGGTTATCAGGAATGTTGCAACGGTCGTGGAGGCCCCTCATCGGGATGTCCTGT